GGATTCTTATATTTTTTAGCAGCAGAAGGTCCTTCAAATCTTGCCTCTTTTCTATCATCTAATGGTAAACTAGATATTATTTTTCTTGCTTTACCTACAGATATTTTCTTATTACCTTTCTTTAAATAAACTCTACGTAGCCAAACGTGTTTACAATTTGGACCACCTTTATAAAGCCATATATTCATTTTCTCTCTACCTCCTACACCAAATCCAGGATTATTATCTTTTTGACCTTGTAAATCTTCCCATCTATATACTTTACCTGCTTTACTAGCATTTACCATTTTTTTACAAAACTCTCTAGTATTAGATTCTATATCACCTGCGTAAGCATATCTTATTCTAAATAAACTTGAATCTTGTTTACTCTTTTTTCTTGCATCTCCTGTAACAACTGTAGCAAATTCAAAGTAGTTTTTAATTTCATCTTCATTATCTCCTGCAATACTTTCATCAATTAGAATCCAATCATCACCCATTTCATCACTAATAGAAATTAAATCATCTGCTATTTCAGAATGTTCTTTGTCATTTAAAGTTTCACTTAATTTAACTCCAGTTTCTTCTTCTCTTGTTTCTTCATCTACTACGTGCTTAATTTCAGTAAACTCTAAAGGTTGTAATGTCTTAAAGTATAAATGAAGTGATATACCATTAAAAGCTAAGATTTTATCAAAGGCATCAATTAAAAGGTTTTGGAATGGTCGTATAACAGTATTGTCCATTAACGTAGAAGCCGTTTTAAGCTCGTCTGCGTTGTTTCCTAACCCTGACTGGTCTTTGATACCTAAAAGCATAGGAGAAACGACCCTATGAGCTACCATTATCTTTTTAGTAGATTCTTCAGACAAGAATTGGTATTGGTTATGTGCATCACTAAGTTGTACAGGTTCTATACTTGCAGCACTTTCTGCATTATCATTAAAAGCTAATATGAACTTACCTGCATTACTTGACCCACTAAACTTATTATATATTCTTTGTTCTATAAGACGTCTTTCCTCTGCATTAGGAGTACCGTTATTGAAGTTAATTAACATAGAAGGAGACATACCATTTAAGATGTTGTTTAAATGAAAATTAGATACTTCTTCTTCTAACTCTGCATATTGTAAACCACCTTGGTAATCTACAGGACTATAATAGTAATATCCTGAACGATATGGTTTAACATATAGTATCTCTATAGCTTCATTACTCGTACCAAATGCAGGTATTCTTAAAGGTTTATCAGAAGGTTTAATTTTATTCCAATCTTTCCAGTAATAATATCCCTCTATATCTCCTTTTTCATTACACTTCTCAGCTCTAAGTGTTTCTACTGGCATATGCTCAATCTGTGCTATCTTAGTTCTATCTTTAGAATAAATAACCTGTATAGCACATTGACCCATTAATTTTAAATCATATGATAATCTTCTTACGCTATCATTGTCAAATAATGAAATCATCTGTGCATATTGTTCTGGTTTTTTATTTGAATTAGTTGCATCTAATCCTTTACCATATATCATAGAAGATACTGCATTAATTATAGCGTTATTTGTTGGACTTCCGTTATACCTGTCTATAAGATATTGGAAGTAGTTATTGTCCTCTCCGTAAGAAATCCAATCTCTATTGCTAACTTCTTTTATTTTAGGACTTGTGTAAGTACTTAAATTTACTATTCTTAAATCGTTCATATTATTATGTAATCGTTATCGTGAGAACCTGCTGTACTATCAAAAGTAAATTGACCATCATTAATAGAATAATAATCATTGTTACCTTGGTTTATAGTTTGGTCTGTACAGAATACTTTATCTTTATATATTATATTAGAAGAAGTGTCTAACAATTCTAAGTCATATGTTCTACCCTCTTTTAATATTGAATTTCCTGAAGATGTATAAGCGTTAGAAATACTTAAATAATTGCCATCTATTGTTGGTGTTACAGTAAAACTAAATTCATCATTTAATGAATCATCTCTTACATTCAAAGTAGTTGCAGAAGTAACATAACTTCTAGGTATAATCTTTATAACTTGAGCAGATGCACTTGTAGTAAGTTTCTTCATACTTATATATCGAAAAAAAAACGATATTTTGTGTTATAAGCAAAAAAAAAGAGGACATATAGTCCCCTTAATTTTTAACTTAATTATTTATTATCCGTTACTAGGAGTTGCAGGTGATATCTTAGCTGCATTTACATTTCCAGTAATATCAGTAGAATCTGCACAAAATGCAGGAGCTGATACTTCTTGAGCTGTTAAAGAAAGAGAGAATGAACTTGCATCTCCCATAGCAGCTCCACTTGTGAATGAACCACCAGATACCTCGCATCCGTGTTCTCTACCCATTAAAAAGAAATTACCATTGTAATCTTCTATAACGATTTGTGGTCGTCCTAAAGCTATAATTTTTAATTCTTCTTGTGTTTTACTATCTAATAGTTGTAATGAAATATTTAAAGTTGTTTCAAAGAAAGTAGTACCGTTTTCTCTTGAGCTGTTTACTGCTGTTTCCATAGATGAACTACCTTTAAGGTCGTATTGAAAAAAGTCAGGCGTTCCACCTATATCTACTTTTTCTGCATCTGAAGAATTATCAGTAACAGTAAGACCATAATCAGCAAAGTAAACTGTTTTAAGTCCACCTACTGATGCTTTACAAGGTATATTTCTTCCTGTTGTTAATGTACAAGCCATATTATTATAATTTTTATAAGAAAGGGTAAGTAGGTTTAACCCACCTACCCCTCTATGTTAAACAATTTATTAAGCTAGTGTCAATAAAGATAGGTCACTTCCTATTCCGTATTGTACACCTGCTGAGAATCTCATCACTACTCTTACGTTTTGAGAACCGTCAAGGTCAGCCATATCTAATAATTTAACTTCGTTGTGGTCAGATAAAAGACCTGTACCAAAGTAAATGTTAGATTTTTGTCCTGCTACGATGTGGTTAGATGGCATACCTGGAGCTAATACAACTTCGATACCATCGAAAGAAAGTGCATTACCTTGGTTGTACCATAATCCACCTCTATTATCAACACCAGAACCTCCTACGCCATTTGCAGCGTATCCTCCTAGTTGTCTTATATATGATTGCCAAGCGATTGTAGGAACGTAGATTTTTAAATCTTCTTTTCCATATACTCCTGAAGGAAGTGAATCTACTACGTTTTCTAATAAACTGATAATGTTAGTTGAACTGAAAGCAGTTTCACCACCGTTAGCTGCATCGTTAACGTCTCCGTCTGCTGCTGCTAATACTGTGATTCCGTCAAACTCACCTGCGTTACCATTTACACCACCCCAGATGTTTTGCTCATTCTTTTCTGCTACAAGACCTGCAACGTGACCAATCATAAAGTCAGAAAACTTTGGAGGTAATTTGTCATTCAAAGAACTGTATCCCATAGAAATTGCTTCCCAATCTGAGATAAAATCTTTCTTACAAAGCTCTAAGTTTACTTGGAATTGCTCTGGTTGTAGGATTCTTTCTGTTAAAGTTACTGTTGCTGTGTCAGTAAAGTCACAAGTAGCGTCTTTGATTACGTTAGCATCTGTTGCTACTTTTTTGATTACATCTTTAAACTTTACGTTAGGTTTGATTTCGATGTTACCTCTTTCTAATGTAGGAGAACTTAAAAGAGCAGCAGAAATATACTTCCCTGAAAACTCACCTGCATAAGTACTTGTTATTGAAACTGTAGTTGCCATAATTTAATTTAATTTTAAGTTTTATTAATTTTTATTTTAAAAGTTTGCTATTTTGCTAAATACTATATCTTTAGTTGTTAAGTTTCTCTTTTGAGAATAAACAACTTTGTTTAACTCCTCTTTAGCTTCAGGAGAATGTTTGATAGGTTCAGAAGCAGGTTTTGAAAGTTCTTCTTTAAGAGCTTCATCCTCTTGACAAGCAAGTTCTGTCATTTTTTGTGACATCAATTCTTCTTCCCTGTGCATTTCTTCTTTTTTACCTTCTTGCATTAATTCTTTGATTTCTTCTACCATAGATTTAATTTCTGCAAGTTCTTGTTTAGTAGCGTATTTTTCATCGTCATTTAATTCTTCTTCAACAACTTCTTCCTCTACAACTTCTTCTTTGTCTTTGATTTCTGAAATAATACCGTCCTCTACAACTACTAGTATCTTACCATCTTGTTCCATTTCGTATTCTCCGATTGGTAAAGCTACTTTGTCGTCATCAGTTAAGATAAACACTTCTTTTCCTGATTCAAATGATTCTGCTTCTAAAACAGTACCATTTTCTAGTTTAGCTTGAGCAAGTTCTACTTTTTCTTCTGTAGATAATTCTACACCCAAGACGTTTTTGATTTGATTTAACATTTCCATAGGTTTCATATTAATATATCGTATTTAGTTAATTATTTTGCATTTTTAAACATCTCTATTTATACTCCCTATACCTTGTGCGTGTAATGAACCATCACAACACTTAATACTATAGGTTTCTTTATCCCAACAAAGACAAGCTCTGTTTCCACCTTGTGGACTTACATTATAAGTAGTATCATCCATAGTTATTTTATTGGAATACAATTAGGTACTAATCTTCCATTTTTTCTTTTCATTCCATACTGTTCATATCCTGATTGACAAGGCGCTTTTAAAGAGTGCTTTTCACAAGGCATATACCATATCTTACCTTCGTATTCGTGTTCGTGATATTTATCACATCCTAAGTCGTTTGCCATTTCCATAGCTTTCTCTTTTGTTGAATAAGCTAATCTATCATCTATGATTGCATAATCCTCGTTTACTTCCATTGAAGCTAATTCTAACTCTCCAAATTCTTTAAGTTTTTTAGCTGCATATCTTTTGCCTGATAAACCTCCCCAAAGTAAATAAGATATAGTCCCACACGCTTCTGTATCTGATTCGTTATAATATTCTTCTGCTCTTGACAAATAAGAATACATACGTTTTATAGTTTCTTTACTTATTGGTTTTCCTTGTGCTAATTGCTGCGCTCTAATCTTACCAACTTGCGTAGCACATTTATTGTTTACTTTTTTGTTAAGTTCTAAACCTCTTATAGCATTATTCTTAACTGTATTAGGATAATCGTTATATGATTCCATTATCATCTTCTTTCCACTCTTTGTTCTTTTATCACCCTTTATGATTCCTTTAATAGTTGATAATAACTCTTGTGCTTCTTCTTCTTCAATCTTTGCTAAGTCATTTATAGTTTTGTCTTTAGGTCTTTCCATTTTATCTACAAAATACCCCTCAATACTAAACCCTTTAACTTTACCTGTTTTTACATAATCTTTCCATACATCTTCATTGTTTACTTTAACCGTACCCATCCAGGTGCCTACAGGAACACTCATATCATACTTTCTGGATTTATCGTGTACATCATCCTCTACTATCCAACTTTCAACAAGAGACAAGCCATTTAGAGAATATTGATGTTCTAAAGTTGAGTTGTTTTGGTTGCCTTTCATTAAATACATTTGGGATGCTTTTAAAACCGTATCTTTAGAGAAGTATATATAATACTCATCTTCTCCACTCCTTCTGTATATAGGTTTGTTAGGGATTAATAAAGCTCCCATTAAGATTCTCTTTTCTTGGTTGACTTCTGCTAATTTTATCTCATCACTTTTTAAAGCAACGAAATCTTCTTCGATTGCAGGATTCTCAACAATGCTTATTGCTTCAATCCCATTTAGCTCCTCATTTTCATCTAAAATAAGTTCTACTATCTTCATAATTATATATCGTTTTAAAGTTTATATTTTGTATTTTATCCTATAGAAGCACCATCAACTATATTCCTATCCAACTCTTGTGCTGTAGTTACATCATTACTAACCACAAATGCTTTAACAGGTTGTTGTTGTTGTCCTCCTATTGCTTCTGCTAATTGATTAGTTCCTGAAGCTCCTACTATATTAAATGCAGGAGGTGCAGAACCAGTTGGTACTTGTGGAGTTTGTACAGAACCACCACCACCTCCACCTGCTCCAAGTGAGGATGCTACAGATTTACTTTTTCCTACGGCAGCACTAATAGAACTTACAATACCAACTGCTTGTAAAGCGTAAGCAATTAACATAGGTATGTTTTGTGGAAATCCTATTTTTGCAGTTTGTGCAGTACCTTCTGCAACTGCAGCACTAGAACGAGCAGCTACTAAAGTAGAAAAAGTGATTGTCTTTCTTGCTTCTTGTATCATCTCTTGTGCAGCCATTACTTGCTTAGCTATAAGTGCTGCTTTTCCTGCTGCCGATTCTGCTCCAAATAAAGCTATAGCTTGGTCAACTGCACTTTTCTTAGCAGCAGTTCTTCTGTTTTCAATATCTATATCCATTTGAAGAATCCTCTCTTTTTCTTCTTCTACTTTTTTAGCATTTTCAGCATCTTCTTCAGCTTTTACTTTTGCTGCTTCTGCTTCTTTTTCATCTTTAGCTTTTTTCTTTTCAGCGTCTATTGCTTCCTGTTCTTCTTTAGCTAATCTTGCTTCATCTTCAATAGCTTTTAACGCTGCTGCTTCTTCAGCTTTAAGTGCTATAGTTTGTGAGGTTACTTCTTTTTGTTTTGTAAGTTTAGCAGTTTCTAAATTAATAAGCTCTGCTTTCAATCTAGCTTCTTCATCTAAATCTTCTTTAGTAGATTCTGATAATGAGTTTTCTAATAGTGTTGCTTCTAATCTAAGTTTAGCTGCTTGTATTTCTTTGTTTGTTATTTCATCTTCTAACCTACCTGCTTCTTCTAAAAACGCTATTCTTTCTTCTACTGAAAACTTTTCTTTATCTATTGCTTTCTCTAATAAATCTGCTCTTGTTCTATCTGCCTTTGCTCTTTCTACTTGTAATTGTCTTTCTGCTTTATCTGCCTTAGCTCTCATATCAGACAACTCTCCTGCAATAGCTATTTCTTTACGAGTTTCTTCTCCAAAGTTCTTTATTCCTTCTGTAACCTTAGCTATAGATTCTGCAGCTTCATCAAAATTTAAAGTAATTACAGATAATATAGCATTACCAAAGTTTCCAAGTATGTCTGTTACGTTTCCAATAACTACTGAAATTTGATTAAGCCATTTAGCAAATTTATTTTGTCCTTCTTCTGAATTAGTTAGAGCTGTAGCAACTGAAGTAATAGCTAACGCAATAACACCAAATAAACTAGCTTTTAATAAACCGTTTACAGTCATTAAACTTTTAGCAAAACTCTTAACTGATTTTAATGCACCTTTAAAGCCAGATACTAGACCACCAGTCATTTTATCTCCTGCATCATCAATTGCAGTCATATCCTGCTCCGTCTGTTGTAAATCTTTATTTAAATTTTCAACTTGCTTTTCTGCTTCTGCACTTTTTACATCTATATCTATTACTACTTTTTGAGCCATTTTATTTCTGTTTTTATTTGTTTAAATGTTTCCCTAAATGTTTCAGGAAGTTTGTACTTGCCTTGTGCTATTCTTATATTCTCTGTATCTCCTTTTACTAATTGGAGTAATTCTAATATATTTTTTATCATACTTCGTTTAATAATTCTAGTTGGCTTTCTCCTGTTTTTAAATTTGTTGTTATGCTATTTATTTTGTAACTTCTGTTTCTTACTATGAATCTATCTGCAAGAGTATAGTTTCTTAATATCTTCAATGGTAAAAACGCTTTCATTTTTGTTAATCTTCTTTTGGTGTTAAATACATCTTGTATGTATGTTTTATATAAATCCTCAAATAAAGTACCAGAGAAGTTACCACTAGGTTGCCATTCGTTTGTTTCTAATCCAAAGTGTAAAGCAGTATCATCTGTACTAGAATCTAATGCTACTGAATTACTTGGTATATAATAACCTGTATAACTTGATTCAGGGACTTCTGTTTCATTAGAAGCATCTGGCAAGAAAGATATAGTTTGTGGACTAGAGTTATTATATATTGCATAAAACAATAAAGGTTCTCCTTTTATTGGGTCTAAGTTTTCGTCAATCATATAACCTACCTGTACGTTCTTAATAGTTCCACCTGTACCGTCTGTTAATCTCTCATATTGCATATGTTCAAAAGGTACTTCTATCTTATATATACCTCCGTCAAGTGCTTCACTATTATCATAATTTAAAGACCCCCATTCACGGTTGTTTATTTGATTAAATACAGATGCTAATAATGATTTAGTGCTTTTAAAATTAAATGATATTTCTTTATATGGCAAAGCTAAATCAACTTGACTTTGTTCCATATCAACGTAATCATCTATCACATAGCTTGTACCTGATGCGTAGAAGTTATCTAAAGTTTCTACTTTGATAGTACCATCATCTTGTGTAAATGCAGTTAGATTGAACATACGAAATAGTCCTGTAAGGAAATCTATAACCTTAATTTCAGGTACATTCTGAGTAGGTTGGAATTGTATAATTTGTACTATTGATATATTAGTTGCTGATATTGTTTGTTCGTTAGGTTCTGCAGGTGTTGATGTATCATCAAATCCTAAAGTAAATGTATTAAAGGTCACAGAACTATTACTTCTAACAAAAATAGTTAAATTACCATCTTCTAAAGAACCTATAAAACTCATTCCTAAAGCAGTTTGGTTTCCAGTTATTCCAACAATAGAAGAAAATAAATTACCGTTTCTAAATATAAGTACATCATACGTTACAGAAGTATCACTCATCAGCGTGGTTAAACTAATATTAGTAATTTTTCTTTCTACTGTTAATGTTTGTCCTAGTATATCACTAGATACGTAAACAGGACTTGGAGTAGCTGCAAAGCCAGTAACTTGTGAAGTAAAGGTTTGGTCGTCTTGTATTAGATTCCCTTTTTTTCTTTGCATCCATAAATATAGATTGTGATACCTATCATTTGTTGTATTGAAAAAATCTGTAGAAAAACTTAATCCATATTCGTTTTCTATTGCTTTTATAATTAAGTGTACTCTTATTCCATATTTTAAATCAGACCATAATACTCCGTGATGGTGAGTACCTCCTCCAGTATGATATGCTAAGTTAGGAGTATCTGCAACGTGTGTTGTAGAATCATAATACAATCTTTGTGAATGTGATATTAAAGGAGCTATAATAGCATCTGAATAAGTAACACTATCAACTACTTTATCGTAACCTGATTGCAATCTTAACAATACTTCAGTAGCATCATAATCTATAGTAAAGTTATTTAGCCACGTTAAAGCATCTAAGTTGTCTTCTCCTAATAAATCTTTTAAATCTACTGTGTTTCCAAAGAACGTAATTCTATAAGCATATGGCTTGTTGTTCTTCATATCTACTCCTTCTAGTTTTATCTTGCCTTTTTCAAATGGCATATAGTTAAGTTCTATTGTGGAGTTCTTCTTTATTCTTGCATCAAATCCATTGACTATATCATAATTGTAATAATGCTTAAATATCTTATTATTGTCTTTAGATGCAGGTAGTGAAAAGGTCTTAGTAAAGTTTGTAAATATCTTACCTATGTCTCTTACATTTTGAATTGTCTGAGTTAAAGAAACAGATTCATCTTTAAACATATCCATTCTATTGCCTTCAATATATAGCTGAATATTTTGCATTATCTAATGTCATTTATTTTATTAAACGCATATTGGAAATCTACTGTATAATTAATCAATCTATCATTTACTGATTTCTTAAATTGTAAACTTGACGTGTTTAAACTTACTGGGAGTACTTCTGTGCCATTATCTACCCACACCTGTTCGCTTAGCATCATTTGTTTTATAACCTCGTTAAAACTCTCTTGTATGAATCCTGTGTTCATTGTTATGGCTTCTTTACCTGTGACGTGAAACTGTCTTATTTGGTGTTTCTCAGTATTGTATGTTGGGTCGTTTGTGAAGTCCATTAAGTTTCTTTTGTAATTATCAGATTTGGTATTTATACTATCTACTGACTTTTTATAGAAAGGCATAATCTGTAAAGCTCCAAACTTGTTATAAAAGATTACTTGTAGCTCTTGGAATTTAGGTTCACATACTGCTTCTAGTGTAATGGTTGTTACTTGTGATGTTCCTACTGAGCTTGTTATTGTTATTGTATCTCCACTTACTAGAGATGTTGTAGGACTTACTCTTATATATATAATCTTTTGTGTAGAATCAGTTGAATCATTTACTTGTATATCGTTTATTGTACTTCCCCAACTAACGTCATATAAGTTCCAGAAATCTTCTACTTGTTCCCAAAACACATCTGCTCCACCACCTGTTATAAACTCAATTAAAGGAGCTGCTTCTGCAAATACAGGAAATACTATATCAGTACCTTGTTTAAAATATATCTTAGTATTTGATTGTAAATATTGAGGAGTATAATTTGGAGTACCTACTATTCTGTAATCCTCTCCTGTAGTCATTATATCATTTTTGATTGAAAGCTGCGTATCACTATCTATAGCTGTTATTGTTGTTTGTGTTGTATCTGTATCATTAAAAACTGTATCTCCTATTTGTACGCTTGTTAAGAATGTCTGTCCACTATCTATTAGTTTATAAGCTGTGGTTGTACCTGTAGTTGTTGAATCTATTAAGGTGTTTACTGGGTCTGTTAAAGTTCTAGGATTTACACCATCTTCAAAATAGCCATAACCATCAAAAGATAGATAATCCAAATTCTGTGTTTCACTTCCTGATGTTTTAGTTAATGTTATATCTGCTTCTACCCACACTCCGTCTGTAGCAAAACTAGCATACTCTGTGTTTAGATAATCTCTAATAAGTTCTGTTATTTCATATATTACATAGTTATTAGTTCCTATAATATCTTTACTTATAGTGTACTGTGGTGAACCAGGTTTGTCTGTTGTAAAAGTTCCTGAATATATATATAAGCTCATTGAAGCTGAAGTAAGTGTTCCAGTTGCAGGAGCTACTTTTATATAATAGGGACTTCTTGCGTTTATTATTGTACTCATTCTATTGTTATTTCTATATCGTTTATAAATCCTTTAACTAAATCTGTTGGTAAATCTTTGTATGCTTTCTCAAATGGTTTGGTAAAGAATAAACTTGCTCTTATACCTTTATCTTTGATACTTCTTGCTATTAGAAATCCTATTGTATTATAATTGCCTTTTGTGAATTTGCCTTTATCATCTCTTAATCTTATATTCCTTTTCTTTGCCCAATCTGCTAAAGTTTTAACAGGAGGTATTTTAGAAGATGTTTTAAAACTAAATGGACTTTGTGAAGTTGCTCTATCTGCATAATAAGCATTAGCTCCTCTAACTCCTTTGTCTTGGTAAACTCCGTATTCATCCATTAGAAACTGTATGCCGAATCCATTTGTAGTTGCCCTATATTCATAATCTAAACTATTATAAAGTGTCTTAGAACTGTTCTTATCGCCCTTAGTAAGGTTGCTACGTGATTGTTGTATCACATACTTTGCAAATTTGTTTAATATGTCCTTAGTTTCTTTTAACTGCATATAGTAATATCATTTTCAATTAATATATCCATAGTACACGCCCATCCTGCTAACTGATTCTCAAATCTATCAAAGAAAGGTTCACAAGTTGGATTGCCTTCTAATTGGTATTTAGTAGTATATAAGCTGCCTTTTCTTAAAATCATAACAAGTTTATTAAGTACTGCTAATTGAGTGTTTAATATATCGTGTTCGTTATTGTTACCTCTAAATAAATCTACCTCTGCTGCTTTATCTACATCTACAATGTCCATTGACATTACTGTTATATTAAAAGCCAATACTTGTTCCTGTGTATTAACACTATTTACTATAATATGAGATAAAGGAAATATAGTTTGTTTAGATAAATCAATTTCTGTTATATCTCCTGTAGTAACACTATTTACATTATCGTCTGATAATAGCTGTGTTTTTATTGTTTCTGTTAATTGATAAAATCCTCTTATTCCTTGTTGGCTCATTTTATTTTACTTTTAAATTGCTTTGCTTCTGCTTCTGTTTTGTCTTTCATAAATGATAGCATTAATAAACATTCGTGCATCTTTAATTGAGTGATATCTTTAAATCTTCTAATATCCCCTTGAGCGAGACCGTAAATTGATTGATACCATCCCCACTTGTTTCCGAATTGAGATATTGCACTAAATTCGTTTCCTGTTTGTCCTCCAAATAATTCATCATAGCTGTCGATAAGTCGATTCCTAAATGATAAAAAAAAAGCACAGAACTTAATACTGCATCCATTGGCATATTTTGCATCTTCTCTGGATGCTCTATGTCGTATTCTTCTATATTGTATTTTTCTCCGTATTTGTGTTTTATAGGTCTATACATAACATTCATAGCTCTATGTATATTTTCCCAATCTCCTAAGTACGTATCTAAGTCAATGTATTCTCCTAAACTCATTTGGTCTAAGTCAGGTATGAATCCATATTCTACATCACCTATTTTAAACTTTCTTACTAGCTTAGGTTTCTGATTAAACATATCACCTAGTATTCCAGTAATAGCATAGACGTCTGATACTTTCATTTTAAGAGCATCTGTGAGCTTTAAACCACAGAATATCTCTATCATCTTAGAAGCTAAGAACTTTTCATCTACGCTCTTTTCTTGGAGTTTTAAGAACTTTTGATATTGGTGAAGTTTGATTTCTTTTAAATCGTTAGGTACATTGATTTCTAGTTTCATATATATATATCGAAATTTCTAAGCTATTTTTGACATATACATAAAAAAAAAGCAGCCATTTCTGACTGCATACAAACAATAAACTAATAAAGCTTAGAAACGTATTGTTAAAAGTATAGTTAATACTAGAGCTATAACATAAAAGCTAATTAGCCATTTCCAATTGTTTGGGTCTTGTTGTAAGAATTTCTTTATCATTATATAAAATCTTTAAATTGTTGAACTTCTAAATTAAAGATTGTTTTATTTCACTAACTAACTCTTTATGTAATTGAATTTTATATTCATATAATTGAATTTTATATAATTCATCGAATAAATCTGTAGGCATATTTAAAGATTGCAGTAACTCACAATTTTTTATGTATTGTGCTTGTAAAGGGTTTAATTCTTTCATTTTGTTTTGTTTTTAATTATTTTACTATTGTATTTTAATACCATCTGGTGTAGCAATAAAACCATCTCCTACTTGTTGGATAAGATTTCTAGCTATAATTATGTCATCAATATAAACAACACCTTGTACTCCATTTGAGTAAATACCAACTACTTTTAAATATATTTTTTTCATTTTGTTTTGTTTTAGTATTAATATACAGCTAATATACAACTATTTATTTAATTAACAAATTTTAATAACTTTTTTTTAAATATTTTTTTATTTATCTAGTTCCCTTCTGTCTATCTCCTCTAATAATGCTTGAGCATATTTGATAGATGACCTAAGTTCTCCTTGAAGCTGTGCGTCTGTAAAATTTGGTATATCGTATATCATACCATCAAAGATATTAAAAAATGTTAATAATACAAACTTAATTATTGAATAGTATATCTGCCTCTATTTGGATTCTCTAGTTGCATCATTAAAGCATATCGAGCTGCATCTATACAGTCAGGATGTGTTCCTGTAGGTTTCTGTATGTTGTTTCCCTCTTTGTCTTTTGCCCATATATAACCTTGTAGTTCTTTGATTAGATTCTTAGACCTGGAGGTAACATAGATTTCATTTTGATTCATTAAGTTGATTCCATATATCACACTATCCCTACCTTTTGTTACTCCAGATATTTTATGTCCGTAAGCTCGTATCTCACTAATACTCTTTGGTTCTGCTGAATCTGCCCATAGGTGAGTAGTTGTATTATTGTCTTTTAAGAATCTACTTATATCTCTATTGTGCATCCCTTTTCTATATAGTATCTCATCAAATATATAAGCATCGTTCCATTTGTATAATAAGATAATTGTACTAGGGTCAACACTATAACCAAAGTCAAGTCCTCCACAAAGTAATCTAGCTTCATATGGTATGTTATCAATATATTTCCAATCAGGAATACATACTCCCTCTAAACTTCCTATCTCACCAAGTCCATATACCTTCCACCAGTTTGCCCAGTATGTTGATGTCTTAGCTTTTACTTTAGCTTTCTCTATTTCTTTAACTATTGAAGCAGGTAAGCTATCGTTGTCTTTATAAGTTAATGTTAGAAAGTCAGTATCTTCTTGACCTATTAGTTCTTTATCTACCCAGAATATGTTACTAGGATTGTAATCTAACCACACGGTTTCAGATGTTCTTACTGCTAGTTGTTGGTACACCTCAAAGCTAGGAATGTTATTACATTCATTTATAAATAGGTCTGTTCTTCTTGCTCCTCTAAGTTTGTCTGGTTGGTCTGTACTAAAGAACTCTATATATGACCCTGTACTGAATTGGTACTTTAGAGTTGATTTGTTGAACTTTCTGTCATCGTACCTATTGGTTTGCTTAAGTATATTAAGAAAGTCCTTTAAAGCTCCTCTACGTAAGTGTGGGACTGATTCTGCTACTACGCTTATTTCTTTGTTTTTGTTTTTAATAGCATAGTCGATAAGAATCATTAGAATAGCTATGGTCTTACCTGCAGAACTACCTCCCCTTACAATTCTTATTCTTTTGTGTAATTCTCTAAGTTTTACTACTGCTTCTGTTTTAGCAAACATTAATCAATAAATAAAGGTACATCTTCGTTTATAGTTATATCCTTTGTTTCTTTTGGTTTACCTGCAAAGTAATTATAGTAGAGTTGAACAAATTTAAAGTCCTTTTTTTCTAAGCCATCTTTAAGAGCTTCAAATGCTAAAGGTTCTAATGGAGTAAGTTTCTCTATTAATTGTACCTCCTCTTGCTTAGGTTTTCTACCTGAACCTTCTCTTTTACCTCCTCTGTTTTCTATTTTCATATCTTTGAAAAACTTTGATTAATCAAAATTGTATATCTATATATCGAAAAATAAATTAAATTTTTAAATACTTTCTTCTCTTTGTAAAACTTTATTATACATATGCTCTGTGTAGAGTGCTAAGTCGTCTATGTCTTTATTAGTAAGATACTTTATACGATGTTTAATTAAGATTCTTTTGTTTTCATTTCCCACGTCATCAATATCATTTATAATAATGTCTAACCACCTATCTATGTTCTTATTGTATAATTTATAAATATCATAATTCCTAATTAAATGTAGTGCTGTGGCGTGGTGCATATTCTTTCCGTTCTCTTTAAAGAAGTTAGCTATTCTACTTAATCCTATTCCTAAATATTTTCTAAGCACAAAACAAACTAAAGACCTTGCTTCTACGTGTTCTCTTTGTCTTGTGTTTTCAAACACATCTAAACCTGATAATTTATTTACTTGTTGTGCAATATATAAAGCTCTTTTTTCAGTTACTATACTCGATTGCTTTATAACATTTGATTCTTTCATAATAATAATAATTTAATTTTTAGTTCTCTTTGTATCTCCTGAAGCATACCCACGGCATCTTCTGTGTCTCCCATATCTATAGCATCTATTATAATGTCTATATCTTCTATTAGTTCTTTCAAAACATTCTTGTTTGTTGTTTATGTTGTTCTATTCGTTTCTTAGCAGCTTTATAATAATCTTTGTCTATTTCATATCCTGTTAAATCATATCCAAGATTATGACAAGCTATTGCAATACTGCCACTACCTAAATGAGTATCAAGTATTTTATCTCCTTCTTTTGCATAATTCATTAAAATCCATTCGTACAAAGCAACTGGTTTTTGCGTTGGGTGTATTTTGTTTGATGCTGATGTTTTACCTTCTAATGCTCCATAATACCTATAATCATATTGTTTTGCAACTTTATTAAAAGAAGTCCAAGCTAATTCTCCATCAGAAAAATTAGGTACAGGATTTCCTTTATACCAAAATATAAATCCTTTACAAGCATTTTTCCATATATAAGGAAAATAATTTCCTCCCCAAATAATCTGATTTTTACTTATCCTCATTAATTCTTTAAAATAAACATCATTTGGTATAGCAGTATCCCAATTTCCCTGTTTATATTTATTAGCTTTATATCTTTTTCCTGTGCTATCTTTATTTGTTCTATTAAATTCTCCAAAACCAATTCCATATGGAGGGTCAACAATAGCCAAATCATATTCATTGTCTTTCATCTCTTTCATAGCTACTAAACAATCTTGGTTGTATATCATAAAGTACCTGTCAATATGTAGTCATCTAATGCAGCTCCGTTAATAAAGAATGTTTCAAATATATCTACTGCCTTCTCTACTTTTCTTTTACCTTCTAAATAAAATTCTTCTGAACAATCCCATACGCCTAAATCTAAGCTTCCTTTGTCCATTACTAGGAATTTGAATTCTTCATATCCCACCTTAAATAGTTCACAGTATAAATAGCATTGTACATCATATCCGTATTTCTTTGCAGCATATGGAAAACCTTTAATGTCTGTTGTAGTTTTTAAATCTACTATTCTACCTTTTCCCAGAACGTCTGCTTTGCCTCTAAATGGATAACCACAAACAGTACCTATTGCAGGAACTTCAAAATCACAGTTAGTTATCATTTTAAGTGCGTGTTCGTTTCTAAAGAAAGCATCTGCTAATTTCTCAGCTTTATTCTTTTCTTGCATTGTAAATACTCTACCGTGTTCTTCCTTTGCTAATTTATATGTTTTTGTATTCTTACTAGCAACATCTACAAATATCTGTGCGTTAAAAACGTGAGGTTCTAATATAGCTGTATGAAATAGCCACCCATCTCTTAAGGGTTGTGTTTCTGGATTTCCATACTGAGTAACGTGCTTATAAGTTTTAGGACTTGACAATAGTAATTTAAGTGAGGAGCTACTTAATGCTAACTTATTAAGTTCTCCATAGTAGAAAGAATCATCATCCATTTTAGATAATAGTTCTTTGTGGTCATAGTTTTTACCGTCTAATAGTTGTATCATTTTAATAGTTTTTCTGATTTTCTTGCTCTTTCTATAGCTCTTAGTTTATCTGATTCTGCTAATCTAATTTTAAAATCCATTATATGCAATTCGTTTAAAGCATTATTAGTGAACATATACATCTCATTTAAATTCTTTATAAGGTTTGATAATTCCTTAGTAGATTCTTTGTTCTTTTTTTTCTTGTCGTATGCTTTGATTAATGTTTGCCCTATATAATTGAAGTTTGCTTCGTATATCTGTCTTTGAAAAAGTGTCATTTTGTTTTAAGCTGTGCTGCACATACTGCCAATCTTTGATTTTGATTTGGATATTCTTTAATCATTACCTGGTCTGACATACAACGATTAATAAATTCGTTATTTGTTTCTGATGATTTCTTTTTAGGTATAGGCATAGTAAATTATTATTGTGATTAATATTCCAATTATACTATAAGCAACTATTTTTAAGGATGCTCTTTCTTTTACAGGATTTCTACCCTGATTGCTTCTATACCGTCTTTGTCTCATTTTGTTTTAGATATTAGATTCTTTAATATTATTTTTATTTATAATATTATTTTCTAAATCGAGTATAGTGTATCCTTGTTCTGCAAGAAGTTTAATAGCTTTTTTTTGTTCTTTTACTCTTTCTCTAATTCTAAATGTTTCGAATATTTCATTACTTATTGGTTCTGACATAATTTTATTTTTTAGTTTGTTCATTAAATACTAAGATTAGTTAATTGCTATTGCAAATACAACTGCCATATTTGTTTTCAAGTTCGCCCATAGACAGGTTACGATTTCATTTCGTTATTAATCTTTCAAATAACTCCTATACCTCGCTTGGGTATGTCTATTCTCATAGAGCTTGTATAACTATCTTTTCCCTAGCACTCCCTAAGGTGCGTACTTACTTAAGTTTCAGTCGCTATTCAGTAATAAGCATCGTTTCCAAGTTATGCGCCTTGTCTCCCTATGCGTTTTGCCTAATCTCAGTAAATTAATGTACGTTTGTTAATAATGCTAATATAAGTAATAAAATGTTATTAACAAAATTTAATTATGTATATCTTTATTTATAATACTAGCGTGTTTTTCTTTTAGAAGATATACAGGTTTTAATAATCGTTTCTTAGTCCACATTGTAGTATCAGGACAATACATCTCTACAGGTTCAGGCATCTCTAAATAGTTTAACCAATACAAGTAATTTCCTTTAGGGTCTGATACAAAATAGAGTTTAACTATTTCAGAATCCATACTTATAAGTTGTTCATACTTAAATACTTCTAACATCTTTTCTTCATAGTATTTATTTCTAAATTTCATTTCTATTACGCATCTATGTCCCTTAGGAGTATATCCTTCAGCATCATAATGCTCAAAGCCATTACCTGACCATTTTAAATCCCAGTTATCTAAGTTTAATACCTTGACTACTGTTTGTTCATATAAGTGTATCTTATTTAATCCCATTAGCGTAAATATCATTAAGTTGTTTTATCCACGCTATATATGTTTTTGGAGTACAAGTACAAGGTAAATAATACGAGTGCTTAAAGTACTTAGAATGTAGTTTAGCTATTAACTCTTGTTCTTTTCTATTTATGCTTTTACCATTAGCAGATTTAAACTCTGTCCAGTTTTTATATTCTTCTTTACTAAACTTTTGTGATTCCATTTCTGTCTATTTTAAATTGATTTAAAGCATCTTTTCTTTTGTCACATTCGCACTTAGTTCCCCTCACACTATGGTAAGTATCCACTAAGTATTTTATTCCTGTGTATGTTGTTATTAATTCTACTAAGTTTCCTAGTTTCATAATATATTATTTAATTTTTTTTTATATGCTTGAGCTGCTTCTTGTTCATTTTTGTAAGAACCTAAATATATATTTTTGTTGTTTAGTTTTAAATAAGATGTCCATTTATTACGAGTTTTATCCCAAAAAACTCCAGGATATTTAGATGTTCCTTTTCTATCTTTTGTAACATTTAATCTATGGGTGATTACTTGTAAGTTATAAAGTTTATCATTTGTACTAATATTGTTTATATGGTCAACAACCAACTTATGTCCACAAGGTTTATGGTTTAAAAAAGCAATAGCCATTAAAACTGATATATTTCGATTACTATATCTTTTACCTTCTTTATATAAATTTAATGTATATCTATTCCTATTGTTAATATGCTTTATTAACACTTTAGTTTTACCTGTTTGTCTATAATTCAAACTTCTTACATTTCCTAAATTACTAACTTGATAATTTTTAAAATTAGGTATATCTTTCCAAACTTCAATTCCTAATCTACTTAATAATTTATATATCATAAATTTTCTTTTAGTTTCTGTTTAACTTTCTTATATGTATTGTATAAGCTGTAATAACTTATTTTACTTTTTCTGGATAGCTCACTTATATTAGTGCCATCTTCTACTATTTCATATACTTTTTTATCGTACCAGTACATATCTTTAAGTATCTCCTGTAGCTTTTGATAGACCTCATCATAGTTGTTATGGTCAATCTCTGTAATAGGTTCTATATTTTCTAAGCTAACTAATTTAACTTTACTTTTCTTTCTAATTAAATCTACATATAAACCTCTTAATAATTTAAATACATAATAATAGTTTATTTCATCACCGTACATAAAGTCAATACCTTTCCTGGTATTTTTGATTAAAAGAATATACATAGTTTGTACTATATCTTCAGCTTCTTCTTTATTTAAACCTCCAAAAGTTATAACAATATCTGTCCATTGATTATGTTTCTTATATGCTATTTCTACTGGTGTTTTCAAAATGGAAAGTTAACTTGTTCTGTCATAGTAGGACTAATTAAATTACTTCCATTAATTTGGAATCCTACGTTATTTAAAATTGATTTTAGTTTTATAGGTTCATCTAATGGAGTAGGTCTCCCACCTGTATCAATATCTTTTACTTTTCTTACGTGTATGTGATTATACATCCAATCTGTAGGGTGTTGTGTATATCTGTGAATTACTATAAACTCATCACTTCTATTTACAAACTTACCACCACCCTCTACATCACTAGCCATAGGAGGTATTGGATGTCCTGCGTATTCATCTTGTATATTATGTTTCTTTCTTAAAGATTCTGTAGCTGCGTGAGTGTTTAACCATACTGATA